GCCCCTTACAATATGGGTCCTATCGCAGGTATGCGCAGTCCGTTCCAAGTGAACCAATATAAGGCATACATTGTATAATGGAGTGCGAAACCCCTTATAAGAAAGCAGCGATTCCAAAAGCACTGCGCGAGCAGGTTTGGATTCGCTACATGGGGCGTAAGTTTGAAGGAAGATGTCGCGTGCGATGGTGTGGTAACACAATCACGGTATTTGATTTTCAATCTGGGCACAATATTCCTGAAAGCAAGGGAGGTCGCACGAGTATTGAAAATCTCGTACCGATATGTGCTCGTTGCAATGTGAGTATGGGAAACCAATACACCATTGACGAGTGGAATCGTTTGGGAGAAGGAGCAAGGTGGTATACGCGGTTTATCTTCTGGCGATAGTTAGAGTTCCAAACTGGGTAGAGCAGGTTTCGCAATTTCAGCAGGGAGTTTGGATGTCTTGCGAAATTCCAAGACTTCGTTCCAAAATGCTTGAAGGTCGTCGATATGGTCTGTAATCCACTTGGGGTCTTGAGGAACAAACACATCCTTCACTGATTGCAACACCCAATAAATGACCTGACAATCTTCATTGCCTTCTTCGTCGTAGACCACACGTCCATCGTCGTAGACTGTAAAGAACCCCTTCTTTCCTGAATGTTTCACCCACTCGTTGTAGAGAACCTGTTTGAATCGAAACTCTACATACTCGCATTCATCAATACCCGTACATTCCATCTGCATCTGCATCTGGTGCCAGTATCCAATCGGGATTTCATCTTTGGGTTGACGACTCATGGGGCACTTGAACTCAACAAGACGACCGTAACGTCGCACATCCTCTGCGTCATGTGGGATAATCAAACCATCCGGAGACGCACCCAAAAAGGAGTAACGAGGGTGTTGTACGCAGGATACGTCTAAGATAGTACACTTGGTCTGCTCTTCGTAGAGTTTCTTCGCAACGGGTTCAAATCGTGTTCCCCACAAAAGAGCGGGGATAGGATTCGCATTCTCGTTTGGGACATAGGTCTCTAGTTTCCGCATCATCACAGACCGTCTTGCTTCGGGTGTTCCAAACACATTATAGACTTCCGATGCGGTAATCATCTCTCCGCGCTTGGCATGCCACTGCGCCGTCCTCTGGTCGTTGATACCATACAGTCGGAGCACACGTTCGTAACATCTATCGCGTTTCCATAAACGTCCGACATCTCCGGCCATAAGTCGATCGACGACTTCAACGACACGTCGCTTGAGAAACGAGTAAGAGAGTTGAGATTCGAGTTGACGACAGAAGAGAACAAACTGGCGAACGCGTGTATGTAGGTGTGTATAGGGGCGATTCTCCAATAACCATGCGGAAAGCACATCGTCCATCTACTCTGTATGCTGTTGTTCTTCAGTAAGTCTATTTTCCTTATCTATTTGGTCTCGCAATGTCGCATAGTCTGCGATATCTACGCCTTCCAGGATTCGGGTTTCGGACATCATATCTTCCATCATCTCTGTATGCTGTTGTTCTTCAGTAAGTCTATTTTCCTTATCTATTTGGTCTCGTAACGTTGCGTAGTCTCCCGTGTCCACGCCTTCCAGGATTCGTGTTTCGCACATCATGTCTTCCATCATCTTTTCGACAAGTTCGTTGAGTTCATTCGTATGACCTTCAATGAGTTCTAAGGACACCCCGCCCTCATAATCAAGAGGTTCCGCAGTACATTGGTGGGGGGTCTCCAAATCGTCTCGTTCTTGCATGCGTTGTTTCTGTTCTGCTTCTGTTTGCTTTCCCTCCATTATTACAAGAAGTCATTTTCAATGAGTAAACCTATTTCCATCATGGACATTCAAAGCAAGGAACAATGGGTTCTTCATCGCCTAGAGAACTTTTATCGCAATCCCACTCATCTCGAGCGTGTCAAAACCATTCTAGAAGGAAACTCGAACATGAGTCTGCGATTGATTGATTGGTTGGTCACGAACTACGCCAAAAAGAACAACATCTCCTATTTAACGAAGGAGGGTAAGCATGTGATTGTGTATCTTGCCTACAAGAGTCATCTGAAGGCGTACAGCAAGAAGATGTTCGACCCATTCTGTCGTTGGAAGCGTATTCAGTTTCTGGGTATGAACACGACAGTCGGTCAATTGAACTTCTTTGAGTGGGCAATCCAGGAAGAGGTGTTGGATTTCTTGCAAGAGCACCTAGAAGAAGTCCAAAAGGATATGGACGATTGCTCGACGACGATTCAACCACAGGAGGGACGCAAGAAGCGCCATGAACTTTCTCGTTCTGCGACCAAGTCCATCTGTATGCACGATGTTCGCGTTCCTGTGAAATTTGATTAGTCTTATCTAACAACAATGTATTCGATTCTCAATCCAAATGTTATTTACCAAGACACCTCATCGGATGTCACGGAGCACGATATTGATGTCGTGTCCGACCTCTGGGAGATGGATGGACACAGCGTATACCGAGGGTCACGAGATCCGCGCTATACTCACGCCAATGTCTACTGGTTGTACAACGAAGACCTGGAACGAGTCGGTTGTTCCGAACACAATGTGAAAGACCAAGCAGATTTTCGATTGCTCTGGTTTCGTGAATCTGAGTTTGGAACTCTGCTCCAAGAAGAGGGTTGGACCATCACAGATGACCTGTGGTCGTATCTTCCGCGACACACCTTTGACCGGGCGTTCAATGAAGGGTGGACAATGCCGCATACCTTTCTAGAGCACTGTTTGTATGGTTCTCTTCGAGTTCTGACGTGGAAGGATATTGTAAGGTTGCCCACCGTCTATTCGTGTAGCAAGTGTGGTGCTCGATCGTTGACGTCGTCCAAATGTCGCACAGAGTCTTCTGTTCTCGACATTCCACAACAGCAAAAAGTCTTCTTTGTAGATGAGGATATGATGGTTCATATCCCACCTAGTGATTCATCTGTATGGTTTAGGTTGCAGAAGCAGCTGCGCGGCGGCGATTCTTCACACCCACAGACGGAGCAGGCGCAGGCGCAGGAGTCGCAACTGGAACACTCACCTCTTCCTCCTCATGCTCTTCCTCATGCTCCTCCTCCTGAACAGGTGACGAGCGAGCAACTGGCTTCACACTGACCTCCTCATCAATCTCATCCGCAAACACATCTGCTGCCGTCAAGCGATTCGGAGGAGACACACGCGCATGGGTAACACGCCAAGTCACACCGAATCCCTGCCCACTCACATACACACTCGGTGAGATAGCGAGGGACGCCTCCACGCGCTTAGGAAACACCGCAGCGATGTTCTCCGTGTCAACCTCAACCGGCTTACCCGTTCCATCAACAACGCTCATAGAGACAACGCCGTCGTAGACAGGAACCTTCATACGGAAACTGGGAGGATACTTACCGGAAGGCACCCACTCGCCATTCACCTTCTCCACACTGGGACTGATGAATGACTTCATGAGCGCAGAGAGAACATTGCGATCACGCGTCTTACCGAACCAACGACCACTGTTCGCGGCCGCAGTATCAAGCAACTTCTCCTGCATATCGAGGAGGAAGTTGTAGAGATTACCAACATCACCAAGGTCAGCAGATGCCCTCTCCTTCGCATACGGGTCACAACCCTTCAGCGTAGCAGACAGTTGGTACGTAGTCGCACCGCTATCCGTGTCCTTGATATTAATGCCCATGGGATACATCATCTTGGGAACACGGAACTGCAGGTTCTGACCATTGTACTTGATGGGAACTGACTTGCCGCCCGCCTTGTTCATGCGGATCTCGCCGAAGGTGACCTTGGAGATGTCGAGGTTTGCAGAGGTGATGATTGCGTTGGTTGCCATTGTTGTCGAGTATACTATGAACAGGTAGGCAAACTGTAAATTCGTTTTCATTTCACGATTTCATTTCCGCTTTCAAGAAACATCGCTTTGAAATACAATGCAATGCGCCTCTGTGCGAAAGAAGGGGTCAGAAGATCAATGTCCTGCGAAATGTTTACGGGGTCTTACTCTCTGTGGACGACACGCTCGATGTAAGAATACAACACTTTGGGCAGAAGTACACAAGAAGAGAGGCGATGCTATGATTCGAGCACAGGCACTTGTACGAGGATGGTTGATTCGACGACGTCTTGGTCTAGCAGGACCCGGTGTTCTATGCCGCAAGAAGACGACAAACGACGAGGATTTGGTTTCCTATGAAAGCAAGGACAAGGTTAATCCATTCGAATACTTTGCCTTCACAGAAAATGGAAAGGTCTGGTGGTTTGAATTTTCTACACTTTGGAAATGGTGTGCGCGGTCACATGAACCCATAAATCCATATACAAAAGTTCCCGTTGACAACGAGACATTGAAACGTCTCCATGCGTCTTGGTCATATCGGTATCGGCACAAGTTACCTCTTCCAGAAGAACCGACACATCCACGCGATCGACTTCACACACGTTGGAACATTGTATGTGCTTTGTTTTCCAACTATGGGTTTGGGGCAATTGAACCGCGTATGTTTGAGCAGATGAGCAAGATGCAGTATTATACGATGTTTCGGTTCATCTCCGATGACATTCAAATCGTCATGAGCGATAGGGATCCCTACAAGGAGTTCATTCTCCGTATGTGTTTGCGCGCCCAACAGTGTGTACATGCTCTTCAGACAGACCTCTATGTTCTACAGTCCACCTATACATTGTTGCTCTTGCTTCTCCGTCCCAAAGACCCTTATGTTCTTGCGTTTACTGTTTTGTCTGCTCTCTATCGTGTTTGAAAATGGATACGATTTCGTCAAAGAAAAGAGGAGTAGAATGAATATCTTCTTCCTTTCCTTCAACGCCAAGATAGCCGCTGAATATCATTGCGACAAGCATGTCGTAAAGATGATCATCGAATCCGCACAACTTCTCTATTCTGCGCACTGGGTTCTCAATCCAGAGAACTTACCTGAAGGAGCATACAAGAAAGCACATGCTAACCATCCCTGTGCCATTTGGGTTCGTGAAAGTCTCTCCAACTACCGGTGGCTCTGCGAACTCGGTTGGTGGCTCTGCAAAGAATACCAGTACCGGTATGGTGAGCAAAAAACGCACAAGACTGAGTCGCATATTTGGTGGCTTCAGGAAAATCCACCCGCAACCCTCATCGACATTGGAGTCACCACCATCCGACTTGCCATGCCCGACGAGTACAAGTGTGGAAACCCGGTTCAAGCCTATCGTCGTTACTACAAAGAGTCCAAACTCGAAACCCGAAATATCGTAAAATACACCCGACGCGATTGGCCGTCGTTTCTCAAGCGGTGATTTTTCACCTTCGTTTTCCAGAAAAGAAATCCATTTACATGACCGCGGTAGGTTATAATCATATCAACGCGTTAGAAATGGAGACAACGAAGACTATTGTTAAGACAAACAAGATGCCTGCTGACAAGAAGACCGCGAAGAAGACCGACGCCACCGCGCCCGCCCCTGCCACCCCCGTGAAGGCTGCCCCTGCCAAGAAGGCCGCTGCCCCCAAGGCCACTCCCGCCAAGGCGGAGGTGGTTGTCCCGACTGTCGCTGCCCCCGCCGTGCCCGCTGTTGCCGAGGTTGTCGCTTCCCAGAGTTCTGATGCTCTGCTCGCGAAGTTGACCGAGACCCTGAAGGCACTGTCGTCTGACTTCTCCACCAAGGTGCGCGAGGCAGTCCGTGCGACCCAGGAGGCGGCCAAGCAGGCGAAGAAGGAGCAGCGTGACTCCAAGAAGAAGCGCAAGATCAACCCCGCCGACATGACCCCCGAGCAGAAGGCGGCATGGGAGGCGCGCCGTGCGAACAATGCCTTCCTGGTCCAGCGCCCGCTCTCCGATGAGCTCTGCGCCTTCATGGGTCTGAAGAGCGGTGAGAAGCGCTCCCAGACGGAGGT